CGGTGGGGGCAAAGACCTTGCTCGGGCAGTGAGGAGGAGGCGCGTCATGTGGCGCTTCGTGGCAAACAAAGGCCGTCGGTTTGGTTCCGCGCGCGGGTACTGGAACGTGCGCGGGCCCCACGGCGACCACCTGCTTCTCACCCGAGAAGAGGTGGCCCGCGGGGTCCTGCGGGCGAAGGCGAACCCAGAGGACGTGCCCCCCACCGGCCTTGCGCGCCCCTGGTGGGGCTTTATGTCCTGGTTTGGGAGGGTGCGCCTGTGACGGAGCTTCGGGACCACTGCGAGCGCCGGCTCGGGGCGCTCAAGTCGGAGCGGTCCTCCTGGGAGGCGCATTGGCGCGAGCTCGCGGAGTATCTCCTTCCGCGCCTGGGCCGGTGGACGCACTCGGACGTGAACCGCGGCAACAAGCGTAACGCCTCGATCGTCGACGACACGGCCACGCTCGCGCTTCGTACGGCGCGCTCGGGGCTCGCCTCGGGGCTCACCTCGCCGGCCCGGCCGTGGTTTCGCCTGGGCACCCGGGATCCGATGCTCTCCGAGTGGGGGCCGGTGAAGCTGTGGCTCGGCACGGTGCAAGAGCTCATGCGGGAGGTGTTCGCCCGCTCGAACACGTACAACGCCCTCGGGTCGATATACGAGGAACTCCTCCTCTTCGGCACGGGCGCCGCGGTGCAGTACGCCGACCACGAGGACGTGGTCCGCACCTACCCCTACACGTGCGGGGAGTACTTCGCAGCGGTGGGGCCGCGCCTCCAGGTGGATGCCCTCTACCGGGAGCACACGCTCACGGTCAAGCAGACGGTGGACACCTACGGGCGAGACGCGGTCTCTACGCAAGTGGCAAACCACTACGACCGCGGGGACTACGACACCCGGGTAACGCTGGGCCATGCGGTTGAGGTGAACGACGACAAGCGCGGCGAGCGCGAGGACGCGGCCGGTAAGGCCTGGCGCAGCGTCCATTGGGAAGTCGGGGCGCCCAAGGGCAAGGTGCTGCGGGTGGCAGGCTTCGAAGAGACGCCGTTCTTCACTCCCCGCTGGGACGCGGCCCCGGGCGATGCGTACGGACGAAGCCCGGCTATGGACGCGCTCGGCGACACAAAGCAGCTCCAGGTACAGCAAACGAAGAAGGGCCAAGCCATCGCGAAGATGGTGAACCCCCCGCTGGTGGCGCCTTCCTCGCTGCGGGGCCGGGAAATCAACGTGCTCCCGGGCGGGGTGACCTACCTTGACCCGGAAATGGGCCAACAGGCGCTTGCCCCGGCGTATGTGGTGCAGTTTCGGATTGCCGAGCTCGTGCAAGACATGGCGGAAACCCGGCAACGGATCAGCCGGGCGTTCTACGAGGACCTGTTCCTCATGCTCACGATGAGCGACCGGCGCCAAATCACCGCGACCGAAGTCGCCGAGCGGCACGAAGAAAAGCTCCTCATGCTCGGGCCGGTGCTCGAACGCCTCCAGACGGAGCTCCTGGCGCCGCTGATTGACCGGACCTTTGCCCTCATGCTGCGCGCGGGTCTGGTGCCGCCGGCCCCGGAGGAGCTCCAGGGCGAGCCCCTGAAGGTGGAGTACATCTCCGTGCTCGCCCAGGCCCAGCGCCTAGTGGGGCTTGGTTCGGTGGACCGGCTCGTGGGGTTTGTCGGCGGGCTCGCGGCCCTGGATCCGGGCGTGGTGGACAAGCTCGACCTGGATCAGGCGGTAGACGAGTACGGGGAAATGCTCGGGGTGCCCCCGACGGTGGTTCGCCCCGACGACGTGGTGGCGGAGATTCGGGCCAAGCGGGCGCAAGCGGAGCAGGCCGCGCAAATGCTCGCGATGGCGCAACAGGGCGCGGGGATCGGGAAGGACCTGGCAGCCGCCAAGACGGGCGGTTCGGCGCCGCAGCGTAACCTTCTCACCGATACCCTGGCCGGGATGGGCGTGTGATGGGCGAGGACCTGGCGGTACGCGGCGGCAAGCGCCGGCCCCCCAAGGAGGTGCGCCGAGAGGAGCTCGAAGATCTGCGGCAACTCCTGCGCCTGGGGACGGGCCGGCGGTTCTTCCTGCGCCTGCTCGACCGCGCCGCGGTGTGGCAGTCGGTGGGGAGCCTGGACGGGGCGCTGATGGCCTACCACGAGGGGCGCCGCAACGTGGGACTGTGGCTCCTGGCGGAGCTGGGGCACGCCGATCCGGAGGCCCCCGGGCGGCTGATGGGCGACTTCTACCGGAGGGACAGGGACGATGAGCGACCAGGTGACACCGAAGAGTGAAACACTCCTGAGCACCCCGGCCGACGCCGGGGGCGCGGGAGCGGATGCCGGCGGGGCTCCCGCCGAAGGCGCGACGGGCGCGGGGGTAGCGAAGCCGGGCGAGAGTCCCCAGGGGACCCCGGGACAGGACGGGACGGACGCGGCGGGCCAGGCCGACGACGGCAAGACGGCCCCGGAGGCGTACCAGCCCTTTACCCTGCCCGAAGGGGTTGAGGTGGACGCGGGCCTGCTTGAGACGTTCGGACCCGTGGCGAAGGAAGCAGGGCTCAACCAGGAGGCCGCGCAAAAGCTCGTGGACTGGTTCGGCGGCCAGGTAAAGGCGCAGCAAGAACAAGCCCAGGCCACGGCTGCGCAGTGGGTGGACACGGTCAAGAAGGACCCGGAGGTGGGCGGGCCCCAGCTCGCCGAGCGCCTGGCTGTGGCGGCGAAGGGGCTCGAATGGGCCGCGGGCGCCAAGGCCCAGGAAGTGCGGGAACTCCTCGACGCGACCGGCCTCGGAAATCACCCGGAGCTCGTGCGCCTGTTCTACCGGGTCGGGACGGCGATTGCCGAGGACAAGCCGGTTATCGGGACGCCGCCGGGGGCCTGGAAAAAGACCACGGAAAACGTGCTCTATAACCACCCGACTTCATGAAGGGGCACACCATGACCACCCGAAAGCTCTTCACTTTCCTGGCCGTCCTGCTCGCCCTCTTTGCGGGCACCGTCCAGGCGCAGCACACCGAAAACAGGGAGATCTACACCTCTGAAATCCGTGAATCGGTTTCCGGGCGCGGAACGCTTTTCCCTAACGGCATCCGCAACACCGCCGGCGCGGGCCGGGTGCCTCCCGGGCGGAGCGTCACCGAAGGGATGGCCTTTCACTCGACGATCGTCCACCTCAGCCAGAGCCTCGCGATTACCGACGCGGCGGCCGCCGGAGCGCACGGGTCGGCTCTGGTCTACACCTTCCCCGAGGGCCGCATCCATATTGTCAGCTCTCACGCGGACATCACGATCACCTGCGATGCGATCGCGTCGGGGCTAACGACTACCGCGACTCACGAGTTCGGGTTCGGTACGGCTGCGGCCGCAGTGGACAACGCGGCGTTGACCTCCACCGAGGAGGATATCATCGCCGGGGTGGCTGCCGACCTGACGGCCTCGGCGATCAAGTACGAAGCTGTCGCCTCCACGGCCGTGCCCCTGGATGGGTCCGCCGCCGCCAAGGCGGTTTATGCGAACCTCGTCTTCGCCGCCGACGACTCCGGCGCGGCCGGAGGGACGTGCAGTATCGTCGGGCCCCTGACCATGCACTGGGTCTATGTCGGGGACGACTAAGTGAGTCCGGAAGCCCTTACCCGCATCCTGACCAACATCCGCGCCAAGAACGAGCGGATGTACGGAGCCCTTATCTCGACCATCCGCGCGATTGCGGATCTCGTAGGAGTCTGACGCTCGAACCCCACAACTTGAGAGCATCGGGGGCGCCGGTGACAAGACCGCGGGCCGCCATGAGACGAAGAAGGAGTTCTCATGTCGCTACTGTCTGTCACACACCCCACCCTCCCGGACTTCAAGAAAACCCTCGACCCCAACGATCGGGTTGCGAAGGTTATCGAGATCCTCGAACCGACCGCCGAGGAACTCCAGGACATGGTATGGCAGGAGGGCAACCTTCTGACGGGCCACCGGACCACGATTCGTACCGGCATCCCGGAGCCCACCTTCCGGAAGTTCTACGGCGGCGTCCAGCCCGCGCGCTCGACCACCGCCCAGGTCACCGACGCCTGCGCCATGATGGAGGCCTACCCGGAGGTTGACAAGGCACTGGCCGACCTCGGCGGAAACGCGAAGGCGTACCGCGCGGTGCAGGAGCGGGGACACCTCCAGGGGTTCGCGAAGAAGCTCTCTCGCTATCTCTGGTACGGGGATGCCAGCACCGAGCCGGAAGCCTTCAACGGCCTCGCCCCGCGCTTTTCCAGTACCACCGCCCCGAACGGCGAGAACATCATCAACGTCGCGAGTGGGGGTGGGGGCGACGCGCCCGCCTCGGTCTGGCTCGTGAACTGGGGTGTCGGCCAGGTCTCCGGCATCTACCCGAAGGGTTCCAAGGCCGGAATCCAGCACGAGGACAAGGGCGTGGTCACCGCCGAGAACATCGACGGCGCCGGCGGCCGCGCCGAGATGTACCGCTCCCATCTCCGATGGGACTGCGGGCTGTGCGTGGAGGATTGGCGCTATGTGGCGCGCGCGCAGTTCGACTACGGCGAACTGCTCCGGACGGGGGCTACGGGAGCCATCCTCTACGATCTCATGGTCCAGCTCATGGAAATGCTTCCCGACCTGAACGGCCGGCCGGCGTTCTACGTTTCCCGCCAGGTCCGCGCGTGGCTCCGCCGCCAGATGATCGCCGCAACCGCCGCGAGCACTCTCTCCTGGGAGAGCATCGCCGGGAAGCCGGTGCTCATGTTCGGCGAGGTCCCCGTCCGGCGTTCCAGCGGGCTCCTCAACGGCACCGAGACCCGCATCTCGTAGTTCCTGACCGAAACCCGCCGGGGGCCCTTCTGGGCCTCCGGCCTCGGCCTCTTCGCCTGAGATTCCCACCGAAAGGATACGACCATGCTGCTTGACGAAAGAACCGAGTTTGCCGACGCCGCCGCCCTGAGCACCGCAGACACCGGGCTCGCCCTCGTGGGCGACCAGATTGACCTGGGCCTCGCCGGCCGCAACCCCGGCGTGGGTGAGCCGGTCTGGTTGGTCATCGAGGTCGATACCGCCGTGACCTCCAACGGCGACGCGACCGTTTCCTTCCTCCTGGCGTCCGACGCCCAGGCCGCGATCGCGGTCGATGGCAGCGCCAGCGAGCACCTCGCCACCCCGGCGATCCCCAAGGCCAGCCTCGTAGCCGGCTACAAGGTCGCCTTCGCCCTGCCCCAGGGGATCGAGTACGAGCGGTATCTGGGCCTCCTCCAGAACGTCGGCGTGGCCGCACTCACCGCAGGCAAGATCAACGCCTTCCTGGTGAGCGACGTGGACCAGTGGAAGGCCTACGCGCGCGGGAACTGAGCCTGGAGGGGTGACCGATGAAAGTACGAGCACTGAAGGACTGTGAGCACTTCGGCCCGCACAAGACGGGGTCGGAGTTCGCCTACCGGGGCGACCCGGACAGCCTCCCCGCCTGGCTCGAGCCGGCTACGGAGGAGCAGGAGCCCGAGGAGCCCGCCCCGAAGGAACCCCAGACCCTGGGGGAGCTCGGCGGCGCCCTGGCGGAGGAGCCCGACGAAGAGCTCAAGGAAGAGCACCGCCCGCCGAAGCCGCGTAAGGCCCGGGGGCGCTAGGCACACGAACCGGGGGCCGCGCATCCGGAACCGCCTCCTTGGGCCCGCTCCTCCCTCCTCCAGGGGCGGCGAGACGGTGAACCACACGCGGCTTGATTCTACAGCGAAGGAGAAGCGCCGTGCGCACTGACGCCGACGTGGCAAACCTGGCCCTGGCAGTGGTGGGCGGCCGGGCCAGGATCTCAAGCCTTGACGAAGCCTCCCAGGAGGCGCGCCTGTGCGCGGCGTTCTATGGGCCCACCCGGGACGGGGAGCTTCGCCGCTTCCCGTGGCCGTTCGCCAGAACACGGCTCTCGCGGGTCGATCCTGACCCGGAAGCTGACCCGCCCGTGGTGGGGAACATTCACCCGGACGCACTGCCGACGGGCGAGCCCTGGCAGGTGCGCTTGACCATCCCGGCGAACTGCCTCGCGGTGCGCTACACGCTACACGCCGACGGAAGCCGCTCGCGCCGGTTCGCCATCGAGCCGGCCCTGGACGGATCGGGGCTGACGCTGCTCCTGGAGGACCCGGACTGCGTGGCATTCTACACGGCGCGCATCGTAGACCCCGCCCTGTGGGACGCGCAGTTCGTGGAGGTGGTGGCCTACAAGCTCGCCGGGCTCGTGGCGCTGCCCCTTACGGGGGACGGCCGGCTCGTGGACCGGGCCGCCGCTCTCTACGAGAGGGCGCTGTCAAGCGCCTGGGCGACCGCTGCAACCGAGCTCGGGCCGGACCGCGACGAACCCACGGCGGAGTGGTTGAGGGCCCGCGCGTGAGGCTTCCTGCCTACCAGCCCGCGTTCTCCGCCGGGGAGCTCTCCCCGGGGCTACACGGGCGCGTGGACCTGGCGAAGTACCACGCGGGCGCCCGGCGGATCCGTAACTTCCTCGTGCTCGCCGCCGTGGGCGTCGCCAACCGGCCCGGGACCTACTTCGCGGGGGCGGCGAAGTCCCCCGTTCTCCGGGCGCGCCTGGTGCGCTTCCAGTTCGACGTGGAGCAGACCTACGTCCTTGAGGTGGGCGCGGCCTACATCCGCGTCTGGCGCTGGGACCCGGCGACGCGGCTGCCCGGCCCCGTGCTTTACCCGGCCGGACACGCCTTCGAGGGGCAACCAGTCGAAGTAGGGACCCCCTACACCGAAGCACACGCTCTTTCCCTCCAGACAATCCAAAGCGCGGATGTGCTCTACCTCCTACACCCGGATCACCCCCCCCGCAAGCTCGCCCGGTACGATCATCACGACTGGCGCCTAGAGGATATCGCGTTCGCTCCGTCCATCGCGGCCCCGACCGGGCTCCAGGCGGCGAAGAGCGATACCGGCACCTTCGGGTACCGCTACAAAGTGACGGCCTCCAACGCCGCCGGGGAAGAAAGCTACGCCGGCCGCGAGGTGGGGCGCTCGGTGACCGGGGCGGTGCAGTCGGACCCGGCGGTGCTGGCGCTCGCGGACCACGGGTTCGTGGACTCAGACGAGGTGTATCTCCACTCCTTCGGGGGCATGACGGCGCTCAACGACCGGATGTTTCGGGTGGCGGGCGTGGCCTGGGGGATCACGAACATTGAACGCCTGAACCCCGCGCGGGTCACGGCCGCGGGGCACCCCTTCCTTACCGGGCAGCGGGTCCGCATCGTGGGCGCTGGGGGGCTGGGGATCGTCGGCGGGCCTTCGACCTCTCCGGTGAACAATATCAACTGGACGGTGACCCGGGTGGACGCCAACCGCTTCACCCTGGACGGGCTCGACCTGGGGCCCGACCCGGGGACCGGCGAGCACACGCGAACCCCCTACACGTCGGGCGGGACGGCCTCGTGGTTGGACTTCTTCGCCCTGGAGGACGAGGACGCGACCTCCTACCCGGCCTACACGAGCGGGGGCTTTGCCGAGCGCACCGCGGCGAGCGTGACCGACGCGCGAAAGCTGGAGGTGAACGTCGCCCACGTGGACGTAACCTGGGCGCCCGTGGCCGCCGCGGTGCGCTACCACGTGTACCGGGAGCAAAACGGGCTCTTCGGCTACATCGGGAGCACGACCAAGCTGACCTTTCGGGATGACAACATTGCGCCCGTGCTCTCGGATTCTCCTCCGCGGCCCCGAAACCCCTTCCAGGGGGCCGGCAACTACCCGGCCACCGGGACCATCCACGAGCAACGCCTGGTGTTTGCGGCCCCGAGCGAGAACCCCATTGGCCTGTGGATGAGTCGCGCGGGGGCCTACGAGAACTTCTCGACTTCGGAACCCCTCCAGGACGACGACGCAATCACGCTGACGCTGGCCGGGCGCGAGGTCAACGCAATCCGCCACCTGGTGAGCCTTCGCTCGCTCGTGGCACTGACCGCCGGGGGCGAGTTCGAGGTGCTCTCCGACGAGGGGCCCCTGTCGCCGGTATCGGTGCGGGTCTCGCCGCAAAGCTACCTGGGGACCGCCGCGGTGCCCCCGCTCGTGGTGGGCAACACCGTGGCCTTCGTGCAAGAGAAGGGGCAAAGCGTCCGGGATCTCCTCTACGCCCGCGAGGGCGACGGGTACGCGGGAACCGACCTCTCGCTTCTGGCCTCGCACCTATTCGAGGGGCGCCGCATCGTGGATTGGTGCTACGCCCGGGCGCCGCACTCGGTTATCTGGTGCGTGCTCGACGACGGGGCGCTGCTCTCACTGACCTACGTGCGAGACCAAGAGGTTTGGGCGTGGGCCCGGCACGACACGGGGGGCGACGCGGTGGAGGCCGTGTGCTCGGTTTCCGAGGGCCCCGAGGATGGGGTCTGGCTGGTGGTGCGCCGGATGGTGGACGCCGTGGCGCGCCGGTACGTGGAACGCCTGACCTCGCGCGTGGTGACCGACGAGGCCAAGGGCGTCTTCCTGGACTCGGCCCTGACCTACGGGGGCGCCGTGGCGGTCTCGGAGGTGGCAGGCCTGGAGCACCTGGAAGGCCGCGCGGTGGCGGCGCTCGTGGACGGCCAGCCGGCGCTACGGCTCAAGGTGACCGGGGGCGCAGTGACGCTGCCCCGCGCGGGCAACACCATCCACGTGGGCCTGCCGATCACCGCGGAGGTGCAAACGCTTGACCTGGAGCTCGCCCCTGAGGTTCGCGGCAAGCGTCGCCGGGTGTGCCGGGTGGTGGCCCGGGTGCAGGACTCCCGGGGGCTCCTCCTGGGGCCGGGCCCCGACGATCTCATGCTCGCCCGGCCGGCGGAGTCGGCACGGCACGTGGACGGGGCGCCCTACTCAGGAGAAATGTCGGTGCTCGTAACGCCCGCCTGGGGAGAGACGGCGAGCCTGTGGGTGCGCCATGTGGACCCCTTGCCTCTGACGCTGCTGGCCCTGGCCCCGGAGGTGGACGTTGGCGGTTGAGGTGCGCGAGCTCACGGTCGCGGACCTGGAGGCCCTGGCGGCGCGCCTTCGCCCGGCCGACGAAGAGGAACTTCGCCTGTGCGGGGTCGCCTCTCCCCTCAACGCCCTGTGCTCCTCCTACGCGGTCTCGACGGAGGCCTGGGCGGGCCTGGTGGACGGGCGCGTGGTGGCGGCCTTCGGGGCGGCGCCCCGGGCGCTCTTGGCCGGCTCGGGGACCCCCTGGCTCCTGGCGAGCAAAGACCTGGAGCGGCCCCGGGTGGCCCGGGCGTTCCTGCGCTACTCCCGGCCGCTGCTCTCCCGCATGCGGGGGCGCCACCCCGGGGGACTGAGGAACTGGGTCTGGACCGGAAACCGCGCCGCGGTGCGCTGGCTCGGGTGGCTCGGGGCCGCCATCGAGCCCGCCGAGCGGTGGGGGCCGCACCGGGCGCACTTTCACCCCTTCACCCTCTGAGGTTTGCGATGTGCCACCCTGCGGCTTTGGCGATTGGCGGAACGGCGATGCAGGCCTGGGGGCAATACCAGTCCGCCATGGCCCAGCGTCGGGCAGCCGAAATGCAACAGCGCATCGGGCGCGGGCTCGCCGCCGATGCCGAGACCCGGGGCGCGTTCGACGTGGCCCAGCATTACCAGCAGGTCGCACGCGCCCAAGGGACGCAACGGGCGATGCTCGCGGCCTCGGGGGTGGACGTGGGCTCGGGCTCGGCGCTCGACATTCTCACCGACACGGGCGCCTTCGGGGACCTGGATGCGCGCATCATCCGCTCTAACGCGGAGCGCGCCGCGTACGGCCACCGGGCCCAGGCGGCAACGG